GCCCATGCTTCTAGGACTTGATACCAGCCAAGTATAATACTGGCAAGTATCATCACGATTATCAGGTAAAAGTAAAATATCGGGTGTCGTTTCTTCATGGCTAATGACCGCAGCAGGGATAATCTTCGCAGGCGCAATTCTGATAATCGGCGTGGTCTACATCGCCAATGTCAAAGTAATTCTCAACTTCGCCGACATAATCTTCGCAAGAGTAGCACATGCCATCCCACACGTTGTACTCTTCGCAATTCGGGCATTTACCAGCTTTCTCAGTCATAGCAATCTCCTAATGGTACAGGCTTCGCCGCCTGTGTATACCAATTATACAAAATCAGCCGAGCGCAACCAAGTGCCTTTCATCGCTGCTTTATATGATATATGTCACCTATATGTGGTAAAATCGAAACATGGCTAATGAGACAGAGCCGATAAGAGCAACCTTTGAGATAATCCGTGTGCAAACGATGGCAAGCGGAGCTGTTCGCATTGTGCTTGAAGCTGACGAAACCCGCACGGACTTATTGCAAATCCTGGCTGATGTAAAGCGGGGCGGTGGGTTGCTTGAAGCGGCGATGATTGCTGTGATACCAGAGAAATACGAACCAGAGAGAAGTAAATTCATAGATGGCTAGACCAAGTAAACTAACTAAAGCAACACAGGAACTAATCTGCGAAGCGATAGAAAGCGGCGCAACGTATAATGACGCGTCAGCAATTGCAGGCATCACTTATTCAACCTTCAATGATTGGATGAAGCAGGGCAGAGAAGCAACAAAAACAAATAAATTTTCCAAGTTTTCGGAGGCTGTGGCACTATCTAACGCAAAAGTAAGAATAAGCATGGCGGCAGTCATAAGAGACGAAGCAAAGAAAGGCGATTGGCGCGCCGCTGAGAGTTTCCTGAAACGCCGTGACCCCGAGAATTGGGGCGATAAGCAAGGAATAGACATAAAGAGTGATGGCGAGAAAATAGGGTTATCAGATGACAAACTTGAGAGAGCAGTATCTACGCTCGCTGACGCGCTCGGAGAAATTATATCTGGCGGAGTTAGCAAAAGCAGCGTGGACACCGCAGAATAAACCGCAATGGAAGGCGCTACTAAGCCCGGCGTTTGAAACGCTGTACGGTGGCGCGGCTGGCGGTGGTAAGTCTGATCTATTGCTAGGCATAGCACGTTACCAACACAAAAAGAGTTTATTGCTTCGGCGTGAGTTTCCTGACCTTGAGCGGTCCCTAGTTGAGCGAAGTCTTGAGTATTATGGTGATCGTAAATACTACAATGCCAGCAAGCACGTTTGGAGAATAGATGGGCGGCGCGTTGAGTTCGGTCACGTCGCAAGAGATAATGATGTGCATCAATACCAATCGGCGCAATATGACCTGATCGGGTTCGACGAGCTAACGCAGTTCACTCAGTTTCAATATGAGTATTTATTGTCAAGAGCAAGGACCGTAGAAGAAGGCCAGCGCGTGAGAATAATGGCTTGCTCTAATCCAGGCGGCGAGGGCAATGATTGGGTGATGGGGCGTTGGGCTGCATGGCTTGACGAAACACACCCGAACAAAGCAGAGCCGGGAGAGCTTCGCTGGTACAGGCGCACAGACGAAGGCACAGAGATAGAGTGCAGCAAGAATGACGAGGACGCAATGAGCAGGACGTTTATACCCGCTCTATTAGCTGATAATCCGTTCCTTGATGATACTTATCGCAAGCAACTAAACCTAATGCCTGAACCTTACAGATCACAACTTCTTAGTGGAGATTGGCAGGCAGGACTTGTTGACGATGCTTATCAGGTTATACCGCGTGCGTGGGTGAAGGCGGCCCAAGCGAGATGGGTATCGAACCCGCCAAAAGATAAAGAAGGCGATATAATCACTCCGCTTATAATTGGTACAGACATTGCTCGCGGCGGTGATGATCAAACGACATTCGCCCAGATGCGCGGCAATTGGTTTGATAATCTTGTAAAGTATCCAGGAAGAGACACACCGGACGGGCAGAGTGTAGTAACATTGCTTACTCCGCTGTTAGCAGAAAAGGATGCTGTATCAAATATGGACGTTATCGGTGTAGGCGCTTCGGCGTTTGACATTGCGGGGATGCAGGGATTGAATGTTGTCCCTGTAAACTTTGCAGAAGGTTCTAACGCAACAGACAAGAGCGGTCAACTTAGCTTTGTAAATATGCGAGCCGAGTGTTATTGGCGCTTTAGGGATTGGCTCGACCCGTCCGAACATAAAGACTTAGAAGAGAGCGAAAAGCCAATGCTTCCACCTGATAGTGAGTTGCTTGGCGATCTATGCGCTCCGCGTTGGATAATGCAATCTAACGGTATAAAGATAGAGAAGAAGGAAGATATAAAGAAGCGTATTGGGCGCAGCCCTGACTGCGGTGACGCTGTTGTACTGGCAAAGGCATCTGCTTTTTCGCCGTCCCAGTTGGTTGATTTTATTTAGGAGATAGCATGATCACACAGACCGAAGTAAGGCGCATCAAAGCGGCTAAAGTACGCTCAAGTAGAAAGAAACCCATAGTATATCCAGATTGGTACAGGCAGACAGCAGGCGCGATGGAGTTCGAAATGCCTGATAGCAGCGTATACAGAAATCAAGCGGAGCTTTATCGCCTTATCCCTGCTGTGGTAACAGCCGTTGACCAGATCAGCAAAACAGCGGCAACGTCCAGACTGAACGTGCTTGAGATACAAGGCGATGAACGGGTGGACATTCCCAACCATCGACTTGAACTTCTCTTAGAGAAACCCAACCCCGTTGATAGTTCATACGAATTCGATGTAGCAACAACTAACTTCCGCTGGCTGGCTGGCAATTGCTACTGGTGGCTGAACAAGTCATCTGAATTTGCGGAGCCTACTGAGATATGGACGCTTCCACCGCACAAAGTAACGCCGGTTCCTGATGGCAAGCTGGGACTGCGTGGTTATCTATACGAGCCTGGTGACGGTCAAGAGATCGCCCTTGAGACTTGGGAGATAGTACACTTCAAACGCTTCAACCCATTCAATGAGTTTATAGGGCTTTCTGCTATCGAAGCGATTGCGGTCACAGCAATTGGTGACCAGAAGGCGAGAGAGTGGAACACCAACATCTTTGCAGACAATAACGGCCGGCTCGAAGGCATCCTTGCTTTCGCACAGAATATCAATACCCAGGATTGGGAGCGCATGAAGCGGGACATCAAAGATGCGTCAAAGAAACGAGAGCAGATGATGCTGCGCGGCGTTGGCAAAGGCGGCGTTGAATGGATGCAATCGAAGCTGACACCAAGAGAGATGGAGTTTCTATCCGGTCTTGATATGAACGAAAAGACGATCTATAACGTCCTAGCCCCCGGGTTGCTGACGATGCTTTCAGAGAGTTCAAACGAAGCTAACGCCCGCGTAGGCGAGGCGATATTTACGAATAAGACTGTCTGGCCGTGGCTAGAAGAGAAAGTAGCCAAGATAAACCAGGCGCTGATTCCATACTTCGGCGATAACCTGATTGCAGAGCATGAAGATATTAGAGTAAGTGATAGGGCGCTTAAGTTGCAGGAAATGGAGAGCTACGCCAAGACGCACACGGTCGATGAGATCCGCAAGGAATATTACAATGATGACGAGATAGGCGATGAGCGCGGCGTATTACTGCCCGCTGAGATCGGCGCAGCTTCGTCTCAGAAAGAAGAAGTTCCAGAAGAAATCACGCAAACGGTTAGCGGTGCCAGTATCGAAGAAGCGAACCCAGAAGAGACGGCAGAAGAGCCGGTCAAGTCTGAGCTAGAAATTGACCTTGACAAGTGGCGGCGCAAGGCTGGCAAGAAAGTCGGCGAGAGCGTGCCATTCGATAGCAAGGTCATCCCGCACGCAATCAGGCGCCAGGTGCTTGACGGCCTTGGTGCGTGCAAGAGTAAGGCAGAAGTGAACGCCGTGTTTGACGCTGTGCTAGAAACACCGACAGAGAAAGTCGATGACATTAGCGGGCTGGTTGCGTTGCTTGACTTCACTATAAAGGCGATGAATGAAACACAAGATACTTAGCATCATCGTACCGATAGCAGACCACCTTGCAAAGCGTGGCGTATTTGCGCCGCTTGATGCTGAACTGACGCTCGCAATCAAGACAGAAGCGTTCTACAACAAGACGCTGCGCCGCCTGGTCAGGTCGTACTATAACGGGTACATTGAAGAGTTTGACTTTATCGGCATCTTCGCCGCCTTGATAGAAGGACAGACGCGCCGCGCATACATCGAAGGGCTGCGTATTGCTGGATTTGACATAAGCGAAATGACGAGCGCAATGTGGGCGGAGATGGATGCGATACGCCGCTCCGAAGAGAACTATGTACTTGACTTCGCTCAGGCTGTGCTTGACGCTAAAGAAGCAGAGACAGGCTTTGAGCAGTTCAACGGGCGCATAGATGTATGGACTAACCGCTATCCTGATGTTGTCAATCGGGGCGTGTTGGCAGGCTCGAAGCGCACAGGCGTATTGCTTGAGTGGGTGATAGGCGAGACTGAACACTGCGACACCTGCCTATCTTTGGATGGCACAGTAGCGCAGCCTTACCAGTGGGACATCTCAGGATTTAGACCGCAATCGCCGCCTAACGAGTACCTTGAGTGCGGTGGCTGGAATTGTCAATGCTCGCTGGTTCCTACGGATAAGCCCGCAACGATCCCCGCTGATGGTATACTTAGCCTGTAGAGAAAGGATATAAAATGACACACACAATACCTAATCACGAAGCATGGCACAAGTACACATTCGGAAACAGCACCATCCCGCGTGATAAGTGGGAGCGTGCTTTCGGGCGCGCTGATGCGTTGCGCGAAGAGTTGAAAGAAGAAGCAGCAGGAAAAAATCAAACTAGGGTATTCAACTTCTCGATGGATAAAGCGCGCCTAGAAGAAATATATAACGAAACAGGTGTTGCCATAAATGATTAACATAAACATATCAGGCGTAAAAGAGTTTCAGGAATATATCAAGAAGTTGCCGCGTGGCGTGAAAGTATCAGCGATGCGCGCTATCTCTGAATACGTCATAGGAAACAAGATGCGCGGCCTGATGCACTACCCGAGATATAAATACGTTACTCGCAAGGCTGCGTATGGCAAGACCTTTGTTTCAGACAAGCAGCGCCGTTATGTCATGGCGAAGATACGCAGCGGACGAATAGACCCCGGCGCACCGCACCGAACAGGCAGATACCAGCGGGGATGGAAACAAGAGCCAGAGACGAGCGATTGGCGGCGCGTGCATATTCAGAACGAAGTTCCTTATGCCGGATGGGTCGGTGGATATAATCAGGCAAGGCTCAACACGAAGGTGGGCTGGCGTAAGGCGATGGCGATTGTTCAAACGAATATCAACGGTGCAATAAGAGCAGGACAGAAGGCTGTTGATGATTGGATTGCCAAAAGGAATTAAAGTTGTGATATACTAACTGTAATTGAATAAATCCTGATTTCAATCATAGATCGTGGGTGACACGATACGGGCGAGATGGGATAACAAGTAAACGCAAAAGGTCAAAGTGACGGCGTACTCTATTGAGTATGCCGTTTTTTAGTTATAAGGTGAGATTATGTTTCAAGTAAAAGCGTTCAAAGTTGGCGAAGATTGGGAGCTGGATGTTCTGGCGATCCCGTTTGACAGCAAAGACAGCGATGCACAATGGTTCGATGCGGACACAGACACAATGTCGGAAGTGTTCACTTCGCCTGCTATTGTCTACTATCACGGCATCAACCCGGACGGGCGCACTGTACAAAAGAACCCCCCGCTGATCGGTAAGGCTGTGAGAGTAGAAAAGAAAGCAGACGGCTGGCATGTTCGGGTGTTGCTGGACAAGACGCATGAACTAGCCAAGCGAATTTGGGAAGCGGCAAAGAAAGGATTAGCCGCCGCTTCGTCAGGTTCTATCGGTCACCTTGCACGCATGGGTGACGGCTCAATGTACGACAAGGGAAAGCCTGGCAGGATTGCAAAGTGGGCTTTCGCTGAGTTGAGCTTAATTGACATCGGAGAAGGAAGGCAACCAGCTAATAGATACGCGGTTGCACTTCCTGCCCTGAAATCTGTTTATGAACAGGCGGGGATCGCCCTGCCTGATATGGAAGAGCCGGAGCTAGAGAGCGCAGGTGATGCGCTGGCAGAAAGCGAAGCCAGTATTACTATTGAAAGTCATGGAGAAAATCTAATGAGTGAGAAAGAAGAAAAAGCCCTGTCGCTTGACGATGTACAGGCAACCGTAGCGGCTGCACTAAAAGCAGACCGTGAAGCACGCGAAGCGGAGCTGAAAGTTTCCGCTGATGCAAAGGCTTTAGAAGATTTGAAAGCCGAGAACGAAGCCCTGAAAACCAAAGCCGCAGAAGGCAACCGCCTTCCCGGTGGTGCGCCTTATGTTGCCAAACACGGCGACACTTGGAAATTCGACAACCTGTCTCCTGGTGAGATCGGGTTAGTTGTTGACACCATGAAGAACGCAGGCCGCCAACCATCCGCTGCAGCATACAAGGCACTTGCTCTTCGCCTTGAAGATGAAAAAGATGAGCGCGGCGATTTGGGGACCAACTACACCAAAGGTGCTATGAAGGCCGCTGGTGTTGATGCTACCAAAGCCGCAACTGATCCAATGTACTCAACCGCTTCTCTGACTGGTTCTGATTGGGTAGGCACTTCCTACTCACGCGAACTCTGGCAGAGCATCCGCAGCAACGCAAACGTAGCGTCCCGCATCCCAACCGCTATTGTCGAAGATGGATATTCGAGCAAGTATTTCCCGCTTGAGAGTTCCGACCCGACCTGGTACAAAGTTCCAGAAGCAACTGCTTCTGATGCAACCCTTGACCAACCGGCGACCACGATCACCGCTTCCCAAATGGCTACTGCAACCAAGCAACTCAGCCTGGTAAAGATGGGCGCTCGCGTTATGTACACCGGCGAACTGGTAGAAGATAGCCTTATCAGTTTTGTTCCGCAACTTCGCCAACAGTTAGCTGCATCCGGTCAAGAACAATTTGACCACGCCGTCATTGATGGCGATACCGAAACCAGCGCAAGCACGAACATCAACGCAATCGACACAACCCCAGGCACTGGCATTACTCAGCAAACCTATTTGCTGGTTGATGGCTTCCGCAAACTCGCCCTGATCACCAACCCCGCAAACTCGCGGGACGGTGGCGCTCTTGATATTGGCGATTACGTTGACACCATGAAACTCATGGGGACCGCTGGAATGGCTGCCGCTGATATGGCAAAAGTTTCCTTCATCGTTGACCCTAACGTCCATTACGCAAACATGAAACTTGCCGAAGCACTGACGAAAGACGTTTACAGTGGCGCAACCTTTGAA